CTATCGTTCTGTTACTTAAATCATTAGCACTCATCAGTGTTCTCCTTCTGTTGTTGGTTTGTTGTGAGGTCTTGGTTTCAAAAACCTCTGATATTTCTCTCATCTGTTAATCTTCGCGGTCAGGTCAGCTATCTTGGCAGCGTAGGCCGCGCTCTCGCGTGTGCCGTCCTGATACCTGTTGTCGACGCGGCAGTGGTGGAAGTCATGCACAGCCCTAGCCTCAACAAACGCGAGGAAGACATCTGGCACGTCCTCACCTGCGGCGAGGTTCAGCTCGTCTCTAAGAACCCACCCATCATCATTACTCATACCACATTCTCCTATTTTAACGACTTACGGTTGTATCTTAGGCCGCGAGGGCGGCCTTCGATGGACGTTTAAAGAACCCGAACTTCTCGTCATCCGGAGATGGAGAGACTGTAGCGGTGAACGATACACGCTGACCCTGTAGCCCAGTGTCAGTCTCATAGATCTCATCCCAAAGGCTCTGAGGTACAGTGCCGTACACTTTAAAGCCTCTGTCGTCCCGAACTACCATCTTGGTAGTGTCACCGTACATGCTGCTGACAAGCTTCAGGCTCAACACCTCACCGGTGACAACCTGACGACCTTCACCGATGGGGTCGGCAGCGGCGTGTTCGGCCTCACGCGCAGCATCCCACTCAGCCTTACGAGCATCAAAGCCGTCGATGCACTTCACCACAGCGGCACACTGCTTCTCAGACAGCTTGCCCCATTTGTTAAGCGCGATGTCCAGACTAGCGGCGAAGTCGTTCTTATACATGTTGCAGATAACCCAACGCTCAATCTCCTGAGCGCGGGGGATGTTACGCAACCAAGTTTTGTTGGCGTTGTGAATGATCTTCGCTTTAACAGCGGCTTCATAGGCTACGGGGTTATTGATATGGCTCATTACACTTCTCCTCATTGATTTCAGGATCATTCTATCAACTTACCCGAGTATAGTCAACTTAAGGTTGTATCTGTACTCAAAAGAAGCCCCCGAAAGGGCGGCTAGTTGAGTAGACCAGTCGATTAAAAGTTGTAGTCGTGGAAGGCGTAAGGCTCGGTCTGGAGCAGAAACTGACGACCGTTCGACACCCAGAGGTCGTGGTCTTTCCTGCTGCGACGGATACGGATGACTGCTGCATCAGGGTTAGATGCGTATGTCACCTTCTGACCGCGCTGGTTCTCGACGTGTCCTGAGAAACCGCCAACAACCTGATTTAGGTGACCGATGTCGAACTCAGCGTCCATACGGCGTACTTCAAGGGTCTTGTCGCTGATCACCTTCACGATCTCATAAGCGTGAACGTCAGAATATCCGAACTCACTAGCGTGGGTGTAGTTCTTAACCTCAGAGGTTATACGCCAATCTGACTTCCACAGCAGGTTGGTCAGATGATCATTAACTTCAGCGTCATCCTCACCCACCCGTTCTTGCTCACGAGCTACATAGCGAAGAAAGCTTGCCATCTGCTTCTCTTTCAACTCCTCAGCTTGCTCACGGCTTGGTGTTGCAAGATGATTGGCTCCAGCTCTCCAGCCCCAAACACCAAGACCTTCTGGTGAGTTAAAAACTTTCTGGTCAACATTGTAGTATGTAGTGTTAATCATGGTACTTCCCCTCAAAGGTTAGCCCCCGAAGGGGCGGTTAGTGTTTTACTTACGCATCTCGTCAAGCTGATCTTCTATCCAGTTGCACAATCTCTCACCGAAACCGGTGTTACCAGATGCATCAATACCAGATGGCTGCATTATGTTGTTTTCAACCCAAATCATTTTGTCTTCTTGTGCAGCGTAAACACTGGCATTCTCTGGATTGATCAAGTTAGCTACGGCGTTTTGTGCTTCTTTCATGTTCATCGTTTTTTCCTCTCACTTGTTTAATTCAGGAGAATTATATCAACCTATAACTGTATAGTCAACCATTAGTTGTATCTTTAAGCGTAAAAACTACCCGAAGGTGATTGAGTAGTAAACATATCTGTTGACGATCAGTAGGGTAGAGTCAACAGCGGTTCAGCATCCTGAACATGTGCGCCGGCACTTTGTGTCCTGTATCGAAGTGGGTGTCGCCTTTGTACGCATAGCCCACCTCTAACACGCCCTGTAGATCATTACCCCACATACGACGAGCCACTAGGCGTGGTTCGCAATCGGGGTAGTCCCACTGTGCGGGCCAGATATCTGATGCCCTCGTGCTGAAGTCCACATCGTCGATATCTGAAACGCCGTTCTGCATAACGTACTCACACCCGTACTCGTAAAACACTTCATTCTTCATATCACCTCTCCTCAAAGGTTGGCCCCCGAAGGGGCGGTTAGTTTTACGATGCTTCACTCAGTGCTTCGAGGTATACCACCTCACTATCGACCATTTTGTAGTATTTACCGCCGTTCAACTCTCCAATCTCTGGGTTATCACGCAGCCATTTTGTTAGAGCCTTTTTATGTGCCGCTTTCTTTAAATCATCTTGAAATGCGACTCGGTTCTCTTCAGCTACTATTGGATTCAATCTGCTCATCGTTTTTTCCTCTCACTTGTTTAATTCAGGAGAATTATATCAACTTATAATTGATTCGTCAACCATAGGTTGTATTTATAATTTATATGGTCTACGCTTATTCAGGACATACAACCATTTGTGGTATCATCAATATTAAGAGGTTAAAAATGAACAACGAAATTAAAGATCTTCCCGAAACTCGTCGCAACACCTTAAAGGCTCATATCATTGACGCCGTGTACAGTTTTTTAATTGTCGCCTGTGTTGTGATGATACTAAGCGTTGAAGATTGGATAGATAAGATTCTATGACCGATAAAATCGTAAAGCTCACAGCTATAGAGGGTACGCAGCCAGAACCAGAGGTTATTGACCCTGACCTGTTAGCCACCATTGAGGATTTCACAGCAGCGGCAGAGGCTCACAACATAAAAGGTTTTGCCGCTGTGGGGATTAACGCGGCTGGCGTGGTTGTTGATGCGTGGCACTCAACGATGCCGGAGTTCGCGCTGTTGGGTGCAATCGAGGCGATGAAGAATGACTTTGCGATGAGTCAGTGGATCATAGAACAAGAAGACGAATAATAATAAAACTCCTCGCTACCTTGCCGCCTTCGGGCGGCTTTTTTATGGGCCAAAAAAAGCCCCATTAGGGGCGAAAGTTGGGGTTAATAAACGATGTCCTCAACATCACCCCCACAATGCTCACAAGACAAATAGACCTCACGCCTCGGCACTACGGTGTCGCCCATAGGCTCATAGTCTACACTCACCTCTTCGTGTACCTCGGTAACGTCGATGTCGCCGCACTTTCCGCATTCATATTTCATAGTCTTCTTATCTCCGAATATTGTGTCCCAGTTATCGTAAAATGTAGCCGCTGTTGGCCTTTGCTTGCTACCCTTCCCCATAATTAGTCTTCCCAATTCTCTGGATTAAAAGGATCGTAATCTTCAACACCCATATCAAGGGTGGCCCACTCGATGTTGCCTAAGTTGTTAACAGCTTCAAAGATGAAGCGTGATGCCGCCGCAGTGTTTATCTTTATTGTGCGATAACGATGCCCTGCCTCTGACTTATAGGCTCCATCTTTAAACATGTCCTCATAGGCTTTGAGCTTCTTCCAAAACGCTGCTGACTTCATCGGCACCTCAAATTTATTACCTTTCAAGCTGCTGACGTATATGTCGTATATCTCAGCCTTCGGTGTTTCCTCTCCGAACTGTACAACGTTGCCGCCCACCCTATTCTCACGGATCTCACCATTTTGCAGGCAGTTGTAGAGCCACTCAGTGACGTTATCCAGCGCCTCTAGCTTTTGATCTGTGAGCGCATCAGTCTGCGGCACTAGGCGTAGGTTGATGTTCGACAGATTGAAGTTGCGTAGATAATGCAGCAGAGCAGATGCACCGCAGGCGTTATACCAATTGTCCAAAGCAGAGAAATATTCACTGTCTTGTTTGCGGCATTCACCTACATCAAACACTGCAAACCGTCTTTCATCAAGCGTCGCAGGAACAACGAAATCCTCGTTCGATGTAAACAGTATGCGTGTGTAGTTTGGTGCTGTGTACGCATCAACACCCTTACGCTCAATTGTGATGTTCGGGTTGGTTAACAGATCCTTTAACGCGCCCTCAGAGGCTTTCGCCCCAGCCCAGTAAGCCTCATCAGCCTGTAGCAACAATGTATCTTCAAGGTGTCGGTTAAAATTACCCGTAACGTGTTCGGCGCGGCTAACAATCTTGTGATGTGCTTTTACTAGACCACCAAGTATCTCACCAAACTTCGTTTTACCGGTTCCCTTACGGCCTCTCAGCACAAGTCCGACACCGACCTTTGTCATAGGGTTCTGAATCATCTGAGCAGCCCACGCGATAATATATGTGGCGTAAGCCTCATTGCCGTCAGCTATAACATTGGTAACGAAATCGAGCCAAGGCTCAACGTCACCCTCTACACCCTCAACTGACCAACCGCGCCAAAGGTTGTATCGCTCTAGTATCTGCATGTCTGGTGCAAAGGTCAGACCAGCAGCAAAGGTTCTGCGATCTGGGCTTTCGAGCCACATGTCTACAAGATTAATTAGTTTGGGTTTCTCGTCGCCGGATAGAACGCGACAGTTCATATGTTCTTTCTTCAAATCTTCAAGCTTGTACAGCACGATGTTGTTGTGCTTATTCAAGTCTTCACGAATGACACGAGCAGAACCCTCAACCTGTACGAATGCCCATTCCTGCATCATCCGTGGCAGACGTTCCTCGATAACCACAGCATCAACCGCCTCTTTCTCCATTGCTTTAACAGACGCGAGAGTAATCGGTGCGCGACCCTTACTGTCGAACGTCTGATACCGACGCTCACATTCGTTGTCGCGGTATTTGCTACCTTGTGATGACCACTCATCCCATATCTGCCAACCGGTGTCCTCACCATCAAAGTGATGATGCAGCGCCATCCCCACTCTCACCCACTCATCGTGATGACTGTCGGGATCTACAGATTGGAGCAGCTCACGAACACCGACCTCATCGACCTCCATTTTGGGTCTGAACATCGACAGGTCATCGAGATCAATCTGAGCAGGTGATACACCCTTTCGGGCCAACTCCCACCCCTCCTGTTGCTGCGCCAACTCTTCAAAATATGTGATGAACGCCTCTGCCTGTTCCCTGTTGATAGTCGGCAGATCAGACTGAGAGATATCTACAATGCTTTGACCACGCACCCACTTATAAGGCTCTTGAGTCGCGGGATGTATACCAAAGGCCACAAACTGCTGCCCTTCGGCCAACACCTCAACTGCGTGTTTGCTCCCGAGCGTATCCTCATACTCACAGCTTCTAATCTTTGAGAACTTACCATCGACTTTGAAAGGCAGAATACATTTTGGCTTCTGACCGACTCGGATCGCAGACTTTCCTACGTTCTCATCGAGCCACCTCAAAAGTTTATGGTTCAGAGGCGCGTCTAAACAATCGATATCAACAGCGATAGTGTTACGACATAGAATACCAACGCCTCCATCGGCGTGACCATTACCCAACCATTTATCCACATCTATATGGGTAGCACGAATATCTTGCCAACCTTTCAACATAGGGGCTTTAGCCCCCTTTTTTATGGGCACAATTTCGTAGCCTCTATCGACTAACCTATGCCCATGTTCTTTTAAAAACGCCATGCGTTACCCCGTCACTTTACATTTTGTGTGTTTAGCCTTGCCTGCTGGTTTCGTAGATCACGTCACTACTGTTATCAAAATCAACCACGATATCGGGGCATAAATCCCTCCACGACACGCTGCCATCGGTCATCAATTCCATCTGCATCGCTCTATGGGCTGGAACGATGCCCGTCTGTCGCCATTTAGATAACGCTTGCTTAGACACCCCCAGCCGTCTTGCTAGTGCGTTGCAGTTCTTAATTCCGGTAAACGAAACGACATCATCAATCGCCGCTTTCACCTCATCGGCGTACTCACTCACATAATTCATATATACCTCTTTGGATGTTATTTACAACTTTCGGTTGACACTGTAGGGATGAATCACTATGGTGTCAACCACAGAGTGAAATCGTTAGATAAAAAATGTTTAAAGAGGAATAAAGTGATGCAACATGCAATGTTAGGTGCGAGTAAGGCGCACCGCTGGATGACCTGTCCAGCCTCAATCCAACTCGAAGCCACCATCCCCAACGAACAACAATCGTTCTTTGCCGCTGAAGGTACGGCGGCCCACGCACTTGCTGAAGAGTGCCTACTAAAACAAAAACCTCCCGAACACTTTATAGGTGTTGAGTTTGAAGGCTTCGTCGTTGATGAGGTCATGGCGTCTCACGTCGCGACCTATGTTGATTTTTGTAATAGCCAACCGGCTGATGAGTCGCACGTCGAGTTGCGCGTTGATTACTCTGAGTGGGCAGCGGGTGGGTTCGGCACAGCAGATTACGTTACGCTGCACGATGGTGTGCTGCACGTTATTGATCTCAAATATGGTCAAGGCTTAAAAGTCTTCGCTAATCAGAATCAACAGTTGATGCTGTACGGACTGGGCGCGGCTTACGAGTTCACAGACAAAGTTGATACCGTCAGTATGACTATTGTGCAGCCAAGATTAGATCACATAGACACCTACTCTATGAGAGCAAAGGATCTATTCCGATGGGCAGAGGATGTCGTGAAACCTGCGGCGCGGAAAACACTATCGCCAGATCCTGAGTACAAACCGAGCAAAAAAGCGTGTCACTTTTGTAAGGCGAAGCCTACATGCCGCGCTTTAGCGAAGCATAACTACTCTCTAACACTATCTAGTTTCGACAACCTAGAAGAGCCGCTGCTTGTGCAAGTCCCGCACACATTAAACGTTGAAGAGATAGGGCATCTATTGCCGAAAATGGATGCGCTGATCGGTTGGGCGCAAGGCGTACAAAAACACGCACACAAACTTCTTACCAACGGCGGCATCTTACCCAATTACAAACTTGTTGCAGGCCGTGGTCAGCGCAAATGGGTAGACGCAGTGGTAGCTGAAGAAGCACTGATTCAGATGTTGGGAGGCGAAGCCTTCACATCAAAAATAATTTCACCAACCCAAGCAGAGAAGGCGCTTGGCAAAGCGAAATATGGAGAGATCATCGATCTCATTCATAAACCCGAAGGCCGACCACAGCTTGCACCGGACACAGACCCACGTCCGGCTGTTAAGCCAGAAGCGGCTGATTTTTTTACTGACATCTCTAATGAGGAAAAGTCCCAATGAGTACAATTACTTTAAAAAACGTTCGTTTATCCTTCCCACAACTATGGACTCCGAAATCGTACATGGAAGGCCAGACAGCTAAATACTCCGCCAACCTGCTGCTCGATAAAGATGCAGATGTGGAGCAGATAGCTATGCTGAAGAAAGCTATTAAACAAGCTGCAACAGTTGGTTTTAATGGTGAGATTCCTAAAGGCTTAAAAACCTTTTTAGGGGATGGAAACGATAAAGCCTATGACGGCTATGAAAACAGCATGTTTGTGAGCTGCTCTACTCGTCAACGCCCCACTGTTATCGATCGTGACCGCACACCTTTGGTTGAAGAAGACGAGAAGATTTACGCAGGCTGCTATGTCAACGCTGCTATATCTATCTGGATTCAAAACAACCAATTCGGCAAGCGTGTGAACTGCAACCTTCTTGCACTGCAATTCGTAAAAGATGGCGATTCGTTCGGCGGCGGCGGCGTAAAAATGAACGATGTGTTTGATGATATTAGTTCTGAACAAGCTGCTGATGCGGCTGACGATGATTTTTTAAGCTGAGTTAATTAATGGGGCTGCGTGTCAGCCCCTCTTTTTTTCGAGAGGTGCAACATGAAAGCAACACTCAGCTATAAATACAATGGTGATATATATCCAGATCTAAAAGGTAAACGTGTGATCGTTAAAGAGATCGCAGACCTTGCGGAGATACCCTATCAATTATTAAAGAATCGAATGGGGATGAAGAAAAAACGGGCATTGGATCTCAGCGATGTCTGTATCGAGGATAAAGACCTCGACCAGAAAAAACGCACAAAACGTCCATTCGGACGAAGAGTAGTAGCCGATGAAGATGTCACGTTCGCGTGTGAATGGTTACGCCGGCCATTCGTATGAACATATCTATCGACTTTGAAACATACAGTGAGTGCGACATATTTAAGGCGGGCGCGTATGCATACGCCGACCACCCTACCACCGAGGTTCTATGTCTGGCGTGGGTAGTTGATGATGGCAAGCCACACCTGTGGACGCCCGACATGGGTAAGCCGACAGAGTTGTTTGAACACATCAACAACGGCGCAACGCTCTGGGCGTGGAACTCGTTCTTTGAGATGTCTATTTGGTGTCAGGTGTTGAATTGGCCTGAAGTCCCGATATCACAGTGGAGTGACACCGCTGCCCTAGCAGCCGCCCAAGCTTACCCCCGCGCACTTGGTAAGTGTGGCGATGCATTAGGTCTCACCGGCGATGCCGCAAAATCAAAGCGCGGCAAACTATTGATTCAGCGGCTTTGCAAACCATATCGAGGGGAGCGTAGAAGAGATCCAGAATTATTCAAAGAGTTGTGCGATTACTGTCTACAAGATGTGGTTGCTGAACGTGAGATCCGTCAGAGACTTCGCAGGCTCAGAGGTATAGAGAATGATGTCTGGGAAACCGATCAGCTAATTAACTGGCGTGGTGTTCGGCTTGATCGTGACGCTATCTGTAACGCTCTAGAGATTATCAAAAAACACTCTATAAAACTTAACGCTCAGGTGACTCATATTACCGATGGTTTTATGGATTCCACTGGCTCACGCGCTAAAGCGTTGCAGTGGTGTGAATCACAAGGATATCAACTATCTGGTTACGACAAAGCAGCCATTGCTGCCGCGCTTGCCGATGATAGTTGCCCAGACATCGTAAAGCGGTTTTTGCAAATTAGGCGGGCCTTGTCGAAATCCAGCACTAAAAAATACGACTCGATGCAGAAGGTATTGGGTAAAGATGGACGGGCTCACGGCGTGTTGATGTATCACGGTGCTGCAACAGGTCGTTGGTCTGGCAGACACTTCCAACCGCAAAACCTACCACGTCCAACCATCGATGATGTCGATGAAGTTATTGATCAAATGAAACACCGTGATCCCGAAAAGATTGACGGTGAACCGATGGAGTCGTTAGCGAGTTGTCTGCGCGGGATGCTCATAGCTTCAGATGATTCCAGACTGATCGTGTCTGACTACTCATCGATTGAGGCTAGAGTATTGGGTTGGCTTGCAGATCACAAATCAGTTCTGAAGATATTTACTGACGGTAAAGACATCTACAAATTTACAGCGGCTGAGATGTACAACGTCAGTTATGAAGATGTGGATTACGACCAACGTTTTGTCGGAAAAGTCGCGACATTAGCATTGGGTTATCAAGGGGGTGTTCGTGCGTTCCAGAAGATGTCTGAGGCTTACGGCGTTGAGGTGTCTGAAGATCAAGCATTAAAAATTCGTAACGATTGGCGTGACGCTAATAGACCGATCAAGAACCTGTGGATAGCAACAGAACGTGCTGCTCGAAACGCTGTTAGTTACAAAGGAAAAGAGTTTCCTGCGGCTAAGGGTTTTTTCAAATTTGTTAGTGGCGACCTTCTTTTTAAATTACCCAGTGGAAGAATTTTATCATTCCCAGAAGCCAAGATGGTGCAGGGCGACAGGGGTATGGATCTTGTGTACAGCGGGATGAACAATCACACCCACAAATGGGGTGAGATTAAATGCTATGGGGGCTCACTGGTTCAATCGATAACACAAGCCGTTGCCAGAGATCTGCTGGCAGAGGCGGTGCTTCGTTTAGAGAAATCGGGATACCCAGTTGTCCTTCACGTTCACGATGAAATCGTCGCTGATGTGCCGAACAAATTCGGTTCGCTTGAAGAATTTGAAAAACTAATGTGCGTTCTACCGCAATGGGCGAAAGGCATACCCATCGATGCTGAAGGCTATGAGTCAGAGAGGTATCGAAAATAAAAGAGTCCTATATCGAAAAAAAAGTCACCGAAGCCGCAAAGTCTAATGGCTGGTTATCTTACAAATGGGTATCACCATCACAACGGGGTGTGCCTGATCGTATGTACTTCAAAGGCGGTGAGTTAATCATCGTTGAATTTAAAGCACCCAAGAAAAAACCAACACCATACCAAGAAGCGATTCACCGCAGATTAGCGGCAGTGGGTTGGACAGTTCACATCATAGACAACATTGAAGAAGGTAAATCAATCCTATGCTGACCAGAGAGAACCTGCACGGATACCAACAACGCGCTGTTGATTTCGTTATAGAAAACCCTAAAGCGGCACTGTGGATCGACATGGGTTTAGGTAAAACCATATCAACACTCACAGCCCTGACAGATCTAAAACAAGATAAGAAAATAACCAAGACGTTAATCGTCGCCCCACTAAGAGTAGCCACCCATACATGGCCCGCAGAGATAGCTAACTGGACGCACATAACCCTGAGTCACACAGTCATAGCCGGAAAGTCAAAATCTAAGAGGTTAGCTGCGCTAGATGAAGACACCGACCTGCACATAATAAATCGAGAGAACATACCGTGGTTGGTTGAACATTTCGGTCATCATCGCTGGCCCTATGATTGCGTGGTGATTGATGAGAGTAGTTCATTCAAGGCTCACACCTCCAAGCGATGGAAGTCGATGCGTAAGGTGCTGGGTAAAGTTTCTCGTATGGTTCAACTCACAGGCACACCAGCGCCGAACGCATTGTTGGAACTATGGCCTCAGATGTTCTTGCTTGATAGGGGTGAGCGATTAGAAAACAGCCGTGGAAAATTCCTGACAAAATACTGCACGTTGGTCGGCAACCCACAATGGAACCAGTGGGTAGTTAAACCCGACCGCGCTGACGCTATTCACAAAGCTGTTAGCGATGTTGTTCTGCGAATGAAGGCTGATGATTATATCGACCTTCCGAAGCGCGTAGATATAAACATCCCCGTGGTTCTACCACCTAAAGCGCGAAAAGTTTACGACGACATGAAGCGAGATTTTTTAGTTGCCTATGATGGTGGCGATATCCTTGCTGTAAACGCGGCTGTGCAAGTGAACAAGCTTTGCCAGATCGCTAACGGGAACCTATATACTGAAGAACGCGACTTCATTAAGATCCACAGCGCAAAACTTGACGCACTACGAGAAATTGTAGAATCAACTAATGAGCCGCTTCTCATCGCGTATAGTTTTAAATCAGATTTAGAAATATTGAAAAGGGAATTTCCACAGGCTGTTGTCATAGAAAAAGATAACACTATTCTGGACAAATGGAACGATGGTCAAATACCTATCCTTCTAGCACACCCCGCATCGGCAGGGCATGGGTTGAATCTTCAAAAAGGCGGCAGTCTCATTGTTTGGTATGGATTGTCATGGAGCTTAGAACTCTATCAACAATTTAACGCGAGACTTCACCGGCAGGGTCAAACCAAACCTGTACGGGTGCTGCATATATTGGCTGACAACACCGCAGACCAAAACGTGCTGTCGGCATTGATGTGCAAAACAGACACACAAGATTTACTACTTGATGTTGTTGAGTCCTTGAGAAAACCGAAGTAAAGGGGTATAAAGTGTATTACAACTAAAAATGGTAAATTCAAAAGTGACTACATTTTCTGAGAGATTACAACTGGCATGCGCAGAACACCCCGACATTCCAGATTACGGGAAAGGCTTACAAACCGAACTAGCTAAACAAATGAAAGTTAGTCAGGAGGCGGTACGAAAATGGTTATCAGGAGACACACAACCACGCCAACCTATGATAATTCGTTTATCGAAATTATTAGATGTTGAATATGTTTGGTTAGCACTTGGCACTTCTGAGCTTGAGTTCTCTAATTTGAAAAAAATCAACTCAAACCATAGCGGGGCTGTACACGCGCTCATCTCGTTCATGATTGGGAGGAATTACAACGTCGCGTTCGTCGATGACGTAGCAGATAGAGCCGATATCCATGCCATAGGTCATGGTGTGCAGAGAAATTTAGCTGTAAGTGTGTTTGAACATGAGAATAGTACATGCGGCAACATTACAGTACCGATGCCAGACCACAGCGTAAGCCTTATAGGGGCATTGCCTCTTCACAGATGGCCTGAATTAAAAGATGAACACCCCGAGCTTGACTGTTCGTTGATGTATGACTTTGTGTGGATCACACCCGACATTCTGAAACAACATGGTAATCGCAGCGGAGCAAGCTGGAAGTTGAAAATACAATACAACAAAAGCGCCCAAAGCTGGAAGGTTGGAAATAAAAAAATACCTTTATTCTTGGATGGGGTCGAATAATGGAAAAACCATATTACACAATGGTTGAGTTAGCGGAGCTTATGAGTATGAGTACCAAAGGCTTACACAATGCTTTGCATAATGAAACATTTCCCATTCCAACCTACAAACTCGGTAAGTTTAGAGTGGCTGATAAACAAGTTGTCAGTTACTACTTTGAACAGAAAAGACTTGAAGGCTTCAATAAATTTACAACTAAAAACTGAGATTACAATTTATGAAATCAAATAACAACCAATGGCATAGATCACAAACCACAACCGAACCGATAAAGCCGACGGGCGGTGACGATGTAAGCCACCCCGCCCACTACAACAGTGGCAGCATTGAGTGCATTGATTATTTAAAGGACAATCTCGGCGATGGCTATGAGTATTATCTTGAAGGGAATATTAAAAAATATCTTCACAGGTGGAGATATAAAAGCGAATCCAAAACCAAGCAGGTTGAGGATCTCCGCAAAGCCGCGTGGTATTTAGGGAAGTTAGTTGAGACTCAAGTCTTTAAATAACCTTTAGACTCTAAAATCTGGAGCGGATTAACATGGGTGTATCGCTTCAGTGTGTTTAAATCTTTATGACCTGAGAACCTCGACACCGCCATAATATCGAAGCCGCGCTCAAACAGGCGGCTAACACCCTCATGCCTCAGATCGTGCCAACGCAGATCGATCACTGCCGCACGGTTCCTAGACTTTCTCCATTGATTACTTACTGAGTTTGGGCTGAACGGAAATATCTGTTTGTTCTTACCTGTGAACATCCGCATTACTTCGATGATGTCCTGCGCCTCTGGCAACAAAGGTACAAGTTCATCTCGCGCTTTCTTCGGGTGTTTTCTTTGACGAATTAAAACGGTCTGTCCGTTGTCGTGCAGGTCTGACCACATAATACCTTTAACCCCCATCTGCTCACCCGCCCGCATAGCGGTAAGAACAGAAAAACGAGCAAGCAAACCCAAGTTGTACGATGTCCTCCCCTTATGCGCGTCGATCAAATCAATCTCTTCATCAGTTGCTCTACGATCCCGTTGATCAGACTCAGAGATAACACCTAGTTTTTTCAATGTTTTTCTTGCGAGTTGAAATTCTCCGAGCAGTGGTTCTGCATCGAATCGAATCTGGGCATGGTCTAGCACTACTGATATATGCGAGAAGTCACGAGCTACCGTTGAAGGTTTCACACCTCTACCGACTCCGTAATCGGTCAGAACCTGTTTTGTTAGTTGATCCAAGCTGTAATCGCCAAGTGACTTCCGCACAGCCTCAATGGTTCTGACCGTAGACTCCCCCAAAGGTCTTTGTTTAGTTGCTCTTTTTATCTCAACCATATCAAGCAGGACACGCTTACATAACACGCCAAAGTTTGTGTCATCAAGATGTCTATATTTACCAGTAACGATTCCTTCTTCCGTTGTTCTGATCCAAGAACTGGCTAGTTTTTTCTTCGGGAAAGTTTTAGTAACACTCACACCCTCCTTTCTAACAATCGCTCTCCATGAACTTCCACGCTGCTGTATAGACCCCACTTTGGTACACTCCACTTCATCATTTGGTACATTAATTATCGTCAAATCTGTACCATTGGTACAGTAACAAGAAGAAGTATAAGGAAATGTAAGGGGAATAATACATGTTCCGAAAAAAAGGATTTATCGGAACATGTACTTAAGTGGTTGAAAAGGTAGGAATATTTAACGAGGCGCGAATCGCTGTCCGGCATCGACACGAATGGTCGAACCATTCATCATCGGGCACTCGCCCTTTTAAATCAGATACTTAGCGGTATGAGGCGCGCTGGTGGTACACTAAAGTCCGAACAAACTACCCGCGAACATGGCTGTTTCTTTTTTCTTTTTCGCTTTTGGATCGTTTTCATCAAACAACATAGGCTGAGTAACTGATGAAACGAATCTCTGAGCCTGATCATTTCTTCGGGGGCTTAAGCGCCTCGCTGGGTTCAACATATCAAATGTCTCCGCTGAGCCTCGCACCGCACCCTGCACCATGCTGCCTAATGCTGGCAGCAACTGCGCCCGATTGAATTTCCTCAAAGCCGCTGAGGGTGGGTTTTCTCGCCGTTCGCGACGAGTCATCTTCTTCCGTGCCTTACTTTCAGACATAACCTTCGCATAGGCTTTTTTACCCAAACCGTAAGTGGTTTTTTGTTCTGTAGCTTTTAAATAAGAACCCCCACTGTCGTCGCCCTGAAATCTGCGGATCTGTCTATCTCTATGCCGCACAGGTTCATTTTCGATCTCTGTCAACGATGGCGAATCTTGTCTCAACACTTCATCACCACGTTCGCGACCTATCGCATCTCGACGCGCTGCATTTCTGGCTTCGACCTCACCGACCATATTCTGGTACATCTCATATGGGGATGATGTGTTTTGGTACGACTCGTCGTTGTATCGCTCCATACGATACTCGAATTCCTTTAACTCTTCTAACTCTTCCATCTCTGTTATCGTTCTATCAATACGAGGCTTCTTTTCGATATCGTCTATTTTTTGTCGAATCCTTTTGTTGTTAGATAGATAAGCCTTGTTGTAAGCACCTGCGGCTTTTTCAAACTCTTCGGGTGAACCACCTCTAGCCCAACCCTCACGATCCTGAATACCGTGTTGAGTTTCATGTAGGATTGCGTCGCGTATGGCTTTTTCGTCGTAGCCCTTCGTGCCAACAATGATGTTGTTCCCAACAACCTCTCCCTCTCCAGATTTTATCTCAGGATCGAAAGTCACATCCATTTTGGTTAAGGGCTTGTTCATTCTTGAACCTTGAACAGATTCATCATAAAGATCGAACATAGGCATTAAATCTGTATCGTCGTAAGCATTCATCAAATCAGGGTTGTCGATGACCTCTGAAAGCGGGAATGTACCCTCTTTGGGTATTTTGATTTCAGTCTTGGATGTGGAGAGTTCTGTGCGCCACTCACCGTCGGCAGCGTTCTTCTCCCACCCCGTCATTTGCCAGATGTCGTCAGAGTCAACACCCTCGTTCTCCATCTTCTTCGCCATACCCAGCATGTCTTCGGAGTTGCGACCAAACTTACTAGCCATACCAAGCAGTGAGGCTTCAGCATCGGATGCGTTAGCTCCCCCAGCCGTTAAGATGCCCGCAGTACCTAACTTCTTCTTATGCTTCTCAATAAACCTCAATAGTTTTTCGTCTATAACACCCTGTTGCAAATCATGGTTCATGCTTAAGGCGCGTATGTCGTTTGGTTCATTTTTTATAACTCTACCGTTGGCCTCGGCAAAGGCTCTTCCGTTCATAGAATCTGTAAACCTACCTAATCCCTCCCCTTGAAGACCGCCTACATATGTGGGGTGGCCCGAATCAGATAACACGGGTTTTGATGGGTCGATGATGCCGACATTTCTCAGGCTACCATCCGGTATTTGGTATTGGTCTGCGGCGGATGTTGCTGCTCTGGCCTCACCAACTGATAATCCACCTTCCACATCCCTAAATTGAAGATCAATTATTTTTGAAACCGCCTTCCTCGTATCACCAACAACATCCCTAAATTGAGCATTAGACTTTGGATCCATAACACCCAACCAATCAGGCATCACCTTTTTGATTTTTGAGTCTAGTTTCTTAATGTTGGTTTTACTCATACCTTGCCGCGCATAGTTGATCATCGCGTCTAAAGGCATGGTGGCAAAATCAATTCCAGTGGGGGCCATTGCGTATGGAAGGAGGAGTGGGTTCTTACCTGTCTGTCTCTTTAGCTCACCCGCTCTACCGTGCAGGCCTTCCACCACAGAGGGGAATGATGCCCAGACCTGTCCCTCAGATTCGGGGTCGAACATAAAATCCCGCCCACCTCTCAGGTTTACAGGATCTATATTTTTATCGTTTATCGAGTTGAGTATTCCACCTGCCGCAGACCTATCGGATTGAGTCAATATGTACGGGTGGCCCTCAAAATCATAGATGTCTAAATCACCCCCCATATCCATAGCTCTTTGATCAATACCGGTTGGTACAGTCTCTGTTTTCGCGAGAACACCTTTTCGTGGGTTTGATGCTTCCACTGGGTTAGAGAACCTAGCATCCAGTAATCGTGTTGCGCCTTTCAGCAATGGGCCTGCTTCAGCCTCTTCTGGCGCGAGTGCGGAACCGACACCCACCGCAGTTGCGGCAGAACCCGTTAAACGATCACGCCCCGCTTTAACACCCGTAGCAACGAGGTCGAATATGGAAGATGCACCAGCCATTTCAAATACCTTAGTTTGAGATCGTAAGAATAGGTTGTTCTTTTTCTTCTTCCATCAACGCGCCACGTTTTTGTTTGGCGACCTTGTCGGCTTCAGCCTCAATCCTATCGACTTCAGATAGCTGTGAGGGTGCTGGGGCTATCTCAATTTTTTCTGGTGTGTAGGGGGATAAAGGTTGCATGGTTACAGGGGCGACCCCAGTACCACCCTTAAGGTGTCCAGCCGATGGGTTTAATATACCGGCCTGCGACATAGCACTTTGAAGGCCACCTGTCGCATCGGTATATTGGGCGGGCGCGGTGGGTTCCAGTGTTGCGTGTTGCATTTTGCCGCCGCCGCCATAGCTGAAATCACTATTAACATCGCCAGAAAAAATAGAGTCTTCAATACCCCCTAATGGTGAGGCTTTGTAAGCCGCATCAAGGGTTGAACCCATATCTTTTAATGCACCCAGACCTGATGCGCTTTTTAACGCACCCATCCCTGTTGCTAGTTTAGATGTTGCACCTGCTATCAACGCTAAAATACTCATTCAGCCAACACTCCTCTATTCTCATTCTTACTGACATCGGCAAAACCATCTGTCCACGCATCAAAGACGTTCTGAACGCCACCGTTCACAGCGATTCGTTTACCAGCCTTTAACCATTCTTTTTGAGCTTTCTTAGCTCCACCTTTTGGTGCGTTGCGCAACCAGTTGGTGAACATGTCCGATTGAATACCTTTAGCGGATAGGTAATTAACTAACAACGCTCCCGAACTCATAAGTGCAGGCATGGGATCACCTTGCGCGGCACTAACAATTACAGAACCACCTGTGGCTAAACCCTCACCGGCCTGAACGAAAGAACCAGAGTTCGAGTTATTCACCATGCGTTCAACGTCGCGGGTGTTTTCCGCAAAGGTTCTCATGTCCCCAAGTATCGTCTTCGCATCTTGGTTCAAGAACACGTCAGCCGCCTCATTAGACATTTTGCCGGATTGAGCCAACACCCTTGAAGGTGACAACTGACTGCCATCAGCGTTCTGATTGCCTGTAGTCGCCTTGCCTATGTCGTCGTAATACGCAGACGCTGTTGCGGCGAAATCTTCCTCATCCAACACCCCTGAATTCTTCAAAGCCTCTGCGCTTTGAGGTTTATTAACCAGACCCGATACACGTTTATGAACCTCGGATGGGTCTACCCATTTTCCGTTTTTCATCATGTAAGGTGTGATGAATGTTTCTTGAATATCCATGCCTGTACGGTAGTGATCGTTAAACTTTTGAGCTAGATCACCGACCACATCACCCATGCTGTTCGCGGCATTGAATTTATCCTCGGTCATGGATTTATAAATTTGCTTTAACTCACCTTGTGTAACATCACCAATGCTGTCGTTAGACTTAATCATGTTACCAATGCGTGTGCGTAACGCACTTAAGGCTTGATAGGATATCTGTCCGTTCTGACCGTCAAACGCATCTGCTAACAGTTGCGGCAATGAATCCTTGATGATCTTTTGGAATGCTGGATCGTGCGAAAACGCATCACTGTATTGACGAAGAAGATTGATAGTTTCTTCAGCGGTTACCATTGTCCCATCTGGTATTACGTCAGAAAGTTCTTTACCTAAAATCTCTGAGGTTTCCATGAACTGCTGCTGATACTTTTTACCTTTATCAAGTAACTGCATCCCCGCCGTTGTTGGTGTTTGTCTTCCACCAAGGGCGCCTTGAAAATCATCAACCATACGGCCGAAACCATCGAGCATTTCGTCGTAACGTTTTTGCCAAAGGTCGACAGTCACTATTGATTTTTGTTGGTAGGCATCAAGCACCCCCAACATTTTGTTACCAACAACACCAGCCGTGGGCTTAATATCGTATTTGTTTAGCACATCATTCACAGCCTGACTTGATGTTGCGAACCAATCCCGTAGGGCCGGTGATATCTTGCCACCAACCTTTTTTACAGCTTCGGGGATAGGCAACGAGTTCCAAACCATATCCACGGCTAGATCACCCATATGTTCCCCTACACCTCGTGAGTCTGTGCCGCCTAACGCACCAACCACAGCAGAGTCGTATAGTTTGCCGGCAGCGGTTGCCCCCGCACCTGCGGCTACAATAGGTGCGCCAGTGATCGCGGTTGGCGATGTAGCTGCGGCAGCAAGACCACCACCGATCATCTCGGGTACGACACCGAGGTTTTCGGCTAGATCACCCGTTAGCGTATCCATCCGCAACAACCCCTCTGGGTTGTAGATCGTCGGCCTACCCTCGTCTCGATCAAAGAATGCGTAATTGTCATCACCAACAGGCATGGCCTCTGGGTAATGTCTTCGCAGGTTTGTCAAACGATCCTGATCAGCCGAAGCACCAACCAACATACGTGTTGTTAGAGGCGCACCCTTCTGACTTAGATCCGAAGCGGCAGCAGGGTTGTAATTTGGTGATGCCCTTCTTGCTTGCTCGGCGTAAGCTGCGGCAAGCTGATGATTATCTGCTTTCGCGGCACTATCCATTTTTGGTTGGTTTAGGTTTTTATTTTCCATTGTTCAACGCCTCTTGCCCTAAAATCCACTGATCAAGCTCGTCACTTGCTAGTGTGGTGAAATCGACAGTGTTGTTCTGTTGAGGTTGAGGTTGAGGTTGAGGTTGATCTGGATAACCACCCTCTAACGGCTTTCTAATATATTCAGGGATAGAATTAACCTCTGGGTATTCTGTTTTCTCCCCCTCAAAATCTGGCATTTCAATACGAGAGCCTAAGAAGACATCAATATCTTCAGGAGCATCTGATAGATAGTTGATCTTACTTTCGTAGTTTGATCGCAGGCCGCTATATGAATCTTCCCAATGGCCTATCAGACGGCCAGCAAGTTCCATCATTTGGTCACGCGCTTTCGCTGGGAGTAATTCACCGTTTTCAACTTGCTTCCCTAAGTTAAACAGTTTGTCAAACACACCCGATGCACCAGCGGCCATCCTGAACTCGCCCTCTCGCACAACAGATCGTGGGTCGAGCGCTTTCATAAAACTGAAAACGGCAGCGATATCTGAAAAACCTGACGCTGGGCCTTTGAGTGATTCCATTAACGATTTATAACCTGAGTAAGCCTCAGTAACTTTCCCAGCGGCAACCTCAAACTTGCCGCCGATTGCGGTCAGTTTTTCAAACACGGGTTTCATCATTACTCTGTCGTTACCAACAGCGAAAGCTTCACCCGTTGCGACTAACTTTTGCTTGTTGATAAAATCGTAAGACTCTGGCGTGTTCTGGTTGTAGATATCTAGCTGATTAGTTTTTGCTGCAAAGTCATACATCGCTTTTGCGTCTGCACTGTTACCACTATTCATATCCAAAACATCTTTTTGTCTGGTGAGATAGTCTTTTTGCACGTTCTGCATTTGTAGCTGTCTGGCATCTCTAGCTGCTAACAATTTTCCATACAAACCCTCAGTTAGCGTCTTCGAATGAGTCATCTCCCGTTTATAACCTGCATCAAGTTGCGCCGAGGGATCGTATTTTGTCGTGTCTTCACCACCTAACCAAAACAAAGGTGACAAGAACAAACGCCCTGTGTCAGCAAGGGTGTCGCCAACTTTGAAAAGTGCGCTACCTTTAGTTTTCTCATAGTCCTGCCTCAACTTATCTTGATAGGCATATTCTTGTTGAACTTTGTGATCAACAAAAGCTCTACTAGGAGTGACTACATTATCTGGGTTGTTGGGATCGCGTTGAAAACCTGCCGCTTCATAGAACGGCATGGTGTTCTTATTTGGGGTGATAGCAGGCAGGTTCGCCAACGCATCTCGAACAAACGGATCTTGTTTCGAGCGTGGGTCTTCCAGAACACCTTCTGTCGTTGGATCATAAACTGAATCAAAATAATCATTTGCTGGCATAAATTACTCCCTACCCGATACCCAAGCTGAAGCTACTACTACTACCCCGTGATTTAGAGTTCGCGGTGCTGAGATTATTTGGCGCACCAACTACGTTGTTGTAGAAGTTCAACGAGTTGTATGGAGCCATCTCTTCTTGGTAATCTCTAGCCAGAAGCTGCTGATCATAATCACGACCATACTGACCAACAGACTGAGACAGTCCAATCCCAGTGTTCATCATGTTCTGACCGACCTGCATGTTATTAACACCCGTCTGACCAATCTGCTGGGACATGCCCGCGCCAAACTGTTGGTTCTGTTGGTTAGTGTTGTATGCGTTCTGGCCTAAATTTGAACCATATTGCAAGGCCGAGTTATAGGCGCTTTGGTTTGCGAGGTTAGCCTGCTGTGATCGGTTGAGGTTTGCGTCAGTCTGGTTCGCGCTAATACCATAACCTTGACCGATCAAGCTGTTCTGTGCGCCCATGTTCGCGGCGTTAGATTGTTGGTTAAAATCAGCGTTTTGACTTGCGGTATTCGCCGCAACACCAACACCCTGACTCGTCATGCTGTTTGCAGCATTTTGGTTAGATAGATTAGTCTGCTGATTAAACCCAGCGTTCATCCCCGCTTGATCTCCAGCTATCCCCAGACCTTGTGATGTCATGTTGTTTACAGACGAGGCGTTGAATTGATTACCACCCTGCGTAAGTTGAGCATTTTCTGATGCGCGGCCCGCTTCAATACCCAACGCAGTGTTGTAGGCATTACCTCTCAACTGTGCAGATATATCACCGATCTGTTCTTGAGCGCCTCGCATCGCGATACCGTCTGCGATACCAGCGCGACTTGAACCCATGTTTCCAGACGCAGCGGCTTGGCTATTGATATTAACAAGCTGGTTCTCTTGCAGGTTACGGGTGACATCTCGACTAGCAGCATCAATCTGACTGTTGAGAACATCGTTATTGATGTAGTTGTTTAAGTTGTTTTGATTAAAACCTTGATTCTGAGCAACATTCGCTGTGGATGCCAAACCACCCGCCTGAGTTGCTAAACCACTGTTGTATCCGTTGGCCGAGGCCGCCTGTGAGTTTGCAGCTAAACCCCCAATACCTTGAGCTTGACCAAGATTAATGCCGTTGTTGGATGCCGCATTCATTTTCGAGGCGTTACCACCCATATCGTTAGCCATCCGATGATTAACACCACCACCCGTTGCGGCATGCACGTTTCTATTGATGCCTGCGTACCCCATCCCTGCCCCGATGGACGTGCCGATGTTCGACATGGCGTCACCCTGCATAGCGTTGCTTGCAAAGTTTTGCGCCGCCCCCGTAGCCGCAGCTTGGTTTGCGCCATCGCCCATTAAACCGGAGCCTGCGTTACCCTGTATAATCCCAGCTTGATTACCCGCATCTAACGCATCGCCAAGTGTGCTGTTAACACCCGCAACACCCTCAACAGGCATGGGTTCATCATAATATAAACTCCTCGTCTGACTGCGGATATCATCAAGATACGGCTGCTGATTTGGATCGACAAAGGTATTAGCATTACTACTTGACCTGCTTTTCGACTTACTAGAACCAAAAGAAAAACCCATTTTATTTACCTTATGCTATGTGAACCCAGCCGCCGTTGTCGTAGTAATACAACCCTCGGCCTGAACTGGGATTCCAATCTGTGCCATCCGCAAACACGACTTGCCCGATTTGAGGCTTTGCGGGTGGAACTGTTAGAACTGGGAGTGTGGTTGTTTGCGCCGATGTGGTGAAAGCGTTAGAAACTCGGTTGAGTTCGTTGCTAACCCATGTACGCAAATCCGCAACGGTTGTTGCTGAAGTAGACGAAGGTAAAAAACTCATCGTCCCGCGACCTCTTCAATATCTATATCAAGACCCGTGAGTCTCCAATAATCTGAGGCGCTAGTGCTTTCTATCCGTAAGGCGAAATATCTACCAGAGGATCGCACATCAATCTTGTGATCTGTTTCTATATTATAACCTGTCGTTGACTGCCATGTCACACCATCTTGTGGTGAGTTTGACACGCCGACGGACACATTAACCACACCCTGCCCATCTATCTGAGGCATGATGCCTTTTATCTGCTTGATGTTATTTGTGGGTTTACCTAAAACTTGATCGAGATCAATCTTGGTAGCTTCAACAAAAGCGTTGATAGGTGATCCCGCCGCACCGTGCGTGTTGCACATTTGTAATATCTTTGAGTCTGAATACCCAGCAGAAAAAAGGTTCAAATCTTCGGTCGCATTACTTATTGAGGATGTAGACCAATACTCTGATGAGTTGCTCCATGTGTCGATCACATCATCCCAACCACCAGTGGGGTCAATTGTATCGGATATTGTAAGCGCCCTTATATCGGGTAGGTCAATGAAGGTAAAAGCATTTTGCGCCCAGTTGTAGACCAACCCCCTGTTTGCAGATAGTGGGTTGACCGCATCAGAATCTGAATAGCAGATCCAAATCTCAGATCGATCTTCAACCGTGTGGCAAAAAACACTTCTCGCGTCATTTAGCTCATTAAAGAACGTTCTTCGAACACGTTTATCTACAACACTCTGCTTCTGGCTACCGTCATGTATGTAAATATCGTTGTGACCAACAACAAGATGTTTGTTGAAGAAAGAAGCTACCGCACCACGGTTAATAATCCCGTCGTCGTTAAATACCTCCCTAAAATTAAAAACGAACGGTGCGCCCACATAATCCATCGCAAACACGCCACGTTCCGCATAGATAATGTGCGAACTGTTTAACGTTAGCTGATCTAAAAGCACCCCATTTGCACCAGATAGCACGTTCTCACCCGCAAGATTAGTGGTGCTGGTGATATCGTAATCTAATGGAACCCCTGTAGGATCATAGGCATCAGACCAACGAACCGTATAAGGGTGATCGCTAGATGATGTTTCATAACCTGTCATCACCAAAAACGACCTAAATGGTTTTAAGCATTTAGTCGTCGCGGTCGCAGGCCACGCAGGTAAATCAGCCATACGAGAGTTTGCTGGATACATGTATTGTGGTGTTTCTGAACCGTTGTTAAACATCAAAGCAGCACCCAACTGCTCAGACTGCCAACGCTCAGAGTTACTATAATTAGTAGCGTCTGACGTTTTTGTTATGTTTGTTACAGTTGCCCCGTTATAACGGTATAGCTTATTGAGCGCCCCAATAACAAGTGTGTTATTACCATCTGACAACCAACCATGCACATGTGTTGGGTTTGAGGGTGTATATACCAAATCAGTATAACCCATTGATTTACCAATACGCCCATCGTGGAACGAGACATTGTTTCCTGATGGGAACTGTGTAAGTTCCAGATCGTAAGGCTGTTGATCGGTAACTAAACCACCAGCACCAACGTTTCTTAAAGGGATATATGTCATACAAAATACACCCAAAATTTTGTTCCATTCGCCGCTGTGCCAAACGGGCTAGAACTAACAGACCAGCTAAATGTGGAGACGAAGTAATTTTCGGCTGAAGCGTAATTTCGATAAATCACATCAGCCTTTTGAAAAGCCACTCCGTTGATGTACATAGTGGTGAAACCACTATTGGGTTGGTTGCCGTCTACTTGAAAAGACACTGACCCACTAGTTGACTGCGAACTTGTAATATATTTTATCCAGTCGTAATCAACACCGCCCGCCCAATTACAGGTTCCGTCATCGCAAGCAGAATTTGGAATCGCTAGCTCGCCCTTTTGAAAACCCGTGTAATAAACCGTTATCTGTTCATTAAACGGAGGGGGAACAGATACATGCGTGTCCGAACCTATAGTGACTCGTTGAGTGTCCAAACCACGATTCCACACCGTAACCCCACCTTTATCGACTCGATAAACAGGGGTAGAGCCTACTTTTATGTCGGTAATATTTGATGACCCAATTTTTATAGGCATACTAAGTCCTAAAATATATTGTGGCTGCGCTAGAACCTGTTGAGGCTGTGGATATGCTGAACCCATCCACGGTAGCTGCGTTCAAACCAGATGTGTTCGTGTCTACTGTCTTCAACAACGTTAATATCTCTGTGGCTGTTTGATCACCCTTTGCACCGGATTCGATACCATCCAGTTTGGTCTTCAACGTTGATGTGAAGTTTTTCTGCGAAAGACCACCATCGCCCACACTGTATGTGGTGTTGTTATCCGTAAAGAGTGCGTTTGATGGAACATCCTTTAAAACTCTGGTGCTTGCGACTTTGCCATCTAATGCTGTTTGTAACCCTGTAACGTTTGCGATTGTGTGGGTGTGAGAGTTGTTAGCAACCACAGCAGCGATGGTGATGTCGGCGGAACCATCAAAATTCGCATTACCCGTCACGTCACCAGATAAAGCGATTTTTCTCGCGTTGGTTAGTGCGCTGGCTGAACCCGCCGACACATTGTCGAGGGCGGTTTGCAACCCTGTTATGTTTGCGATTGTGTGAGCGTGAGAGTTATCACCGACAGTTGCCGTGATATCGATGTTGGCGGAACCATCAAAAGACGCACTACCTGTCACGTCACCAGATAAAGCGATGTCTCTAGCCGTGTCTAACTTAGTAGCAGTCGCAGCGTTACCCGTACAACTTCCAGACGATCCACTCACATTACCGCTAACATTACCGGTGACGTTACCAGTGACGTTACCAGTGACGTCACCAGTCAAAGCCGCAGAGATAGTTCCTGCGGAAAAATTTCCACTAACATCTCGTTTAACAACCGTAGACGCAGTGTTGGTGTTGGTCGCAGCGTTGGCTGTGACAACTGCGCTGTTAATCGCAGAGTGGGTGCTTGAGACAGCCCCAGTAAGATTTGGAAATGTTTGTTTTATCGCAGTTTTTATCAGACGAAGATGATTATCACCATCACCCACACCATCTGATGATGTTGGGTTTGTTATCACTAACTGATTTATATATGTCGCAGTTTCTAAAGCCATTCAGGTTACCCTCAAAATTATCTATTACGGCTAACACCCTTTATCTTTTCAGCAGAGCGTAGCGTTCCTAAACCGAGCATCCCCATAAGAACTGTTGTAAGAAGTGAACTATCCACGGGGGGAACCGTGAACCATATCCCCAATATTGGGGTTGCGATTGTTGAGTAGATCAGTGCAAAACAACACGACCATCCGACCGCTGGCCGCCACCCACTAACAAAAAGATTCTTGTGTGCCGCCTCAACCTTATTAACCTCTAGTTGAGCCAACGCACTTTCGTGTGCTTGTTTTGAAGCAAGCGTGGCTATATCGTGTGCCAACGCTGCCGCTTTATCCTTATCCTTGATGACCTTCCCAAGAAGACCAGTTATTGGGCCAATTAATGACCCCAAGATATCCATTACAGCTTACCTATCAACTTTTGTACGCTGTCACTTTCGTAAATTCGTATCGTCATCCATATACAAGTGAAAAGAGATGCCAGCGGGGGCAGCCAAGCCACCATCGTTCCAAGAGCTGTACTCGCAGCGGCAACATCCACCATATGCTTTGCTTCTTCCGTCATCTTTCTACCCACTAATAATTCCATACGACAGGCGGCCCCTCCCGTATATCAATGTGTACGAATGTCTTGGCGATACCGATACCAGTAAAACCTAGTGCAAACGCGTTTTTTAAAATTTCGTGTCTGTGTTTGCCGTTTAAAACCCGTATATCGGCGGCGATACCTTTTGTGTGTACTCCGCCGCCGGATGTTTTTTTAATCTCAACACTATGGCTAGGATCGCGGTAACCGCTGGTAACAATGAAGGGCCAACCGCAGACGGTGCGTAGGTGATCGAGCTTGTGAATAAACTCGTCTTCCATACGGTTCTCACCCGTCTCTTGGCAATCAAAATCTTCCCTGTTGAAATATTTGAAATCGCTAGTCACAACCACTCACCTAATGTTTGTTTCAGGGTGCGCTCCTCGTTCTCAAAGGTCGCATCATCTAGCCTTACCCTGAAAGACGTTGTCACGTCATCTGATTTAGCAAAGACGACTGTTCTGGCGCGAAGCACAACAAAGGCAAAGAAATCGCAATCTCCCGATTTATAATTACCGGCAGTCCTTCGAATGTTAAATTTCCAGTAATCGCAGCCATTCACAGAATTGATCACATCACTGGTTTTCACCTGACAACGAAGGAACGTGTTTACTTCGGTTTCTATGAGTAGATCGTAAGCGGAAGGTCTATCGGGAAAAGCTATCGCGGGGAATTCGCGTTGTAGCACGGCTGCGGCTAGGTATTCACCAGCCTGACCAATTTGAGCATTGTCCATGCACACACCTCATGGGTGTACATTCTACCTCAAGTTGTATATTAACCCAAAAATCCGCTGTGCAAAAACACTACAACTGTGGATTCATCATATATCCAAGTTTTAAAGCGTTTTCGATTCTTGCCTGAATCTCTTCCTCCGTTCCGCGATAAGGCACTTCGATGTAGGTGTCATCCACGGTCAGGGTCGCCCATTTCATATCACTTGATTCTTCCCGAATTACATATTCTCTGCTCATAGTGGTGTTGCCGTCTCATCGTTAAGGTTATATCGTGCGTACCCTTTCAAGGGGCCGTATTCCAAATTGTGTCGGTTAAATACAAACCCCCAAGTTATGACGAGATCACACTCAGTGTGAGTTGTTGGAGGTAGTGGGTATTTGATCCCGTGTAAATCACAAAAATCCAAAATTCTCTTTGGGGTTGCGGGGATGAATACACTCACCCAATCACCAAGAAGCCCCTCTTTTGAATAATTCACACTGTAGTATGTTGGGAGGATGGGCGAAATCGAAACAGGCAACTCAGGCAAAGTGTCTTCATATTTATCAAAGACGAGCTTGATGCCGATGTCTTTAGTGACCAGATCAAATTTCAATCCATAAAATGCAAAATGCGGAACGCTGCTGGGAAGGTTGAAGTGTGAATTTATGGAATCAGTCAACTCTGCATTTGGGTCGTAAAAACTAATACTGGCGTTTTTATAAGGTTCTCTATACCCATCAAACTTTCCAAAACAGTTATATTTGTCCGATTCAAAATCCACGATGTCGAGGTCGGGGAACTCATTCTTTAACTCGTCTAATATAGCCTGACCTTCAGGTGTTCCTAGACTGTGATCCTGCCTAACTACCTCCCCACCCACATAAACGTCGTCTCGAGCTAAGCCGCCATTCAATTTTGTTTCAGCAACGTTTTCAATTAACACCTTGTCTATATGGTCTTGGATTTGCTGCTCTGAGGTGTCGTCTGTTTGTAACACCTCTAGATACACATCAGGGGTCTTGTATGTTGCATACGACTCATCCCCATCTACTTTTACTTCATAATCCCTCATGTGAACGACACCCCCACTTTCGTCCTTACCACCTCATCAGCTACATTATCTCCCGATATCGTTATATCCCATGTAGCTTCTGTATGGCCGTATAAAAGCACGTTTGCAACATCAACATTGTCTTGGAACCCCTGCAACGCATCTGAGTTGTTGTAAGCCCCCGTACCAATGGTGACAAAGTAGTCACCTGCCGAGAGGGTGCGTGTTATAGCGGGATTGTAAGCCGCATCATCAAACGGACTACCGCCGTAGTCGGGATCGTCATCATTAGTTTCGATATGGTTATTATTGCTATCGAATAGCATCATGTAACCATTAGCACCGACTACGTCCGCTGTAATTTCTACCTCACCCGATGTCTCAACGGTGAAGTTTACTTTTGGGATAATCACCCCGTTAGTGGAACTGACAGAACCACTACTTAGATTGCTGAATGTGCCGGTTGTAGGTTCTGGTGTGTCTATGAACGGGTTGTCAGATGATGAGGTAACAATCCACCTCCATGTTGAGTAGGTACCATTATAAATGTAAATCGCTGAGCCCCTTAAATAATCTTGCCCGTTAACGCGCAAACTAAACCAGCCGCCATTGTTAAAACCAACATTAGGGCATTCCCCATCAATTATTAAAAATATATCGTAAAAATTACCTTTCTTCTGAAAAGAGATCTCCAAAATGTCTTGGTTGTATATTTGAGAGCCGCGATCAGTATTTGGTGGGTTTATTGAACCAAAAGCATTCGCATTAGTGCCACTACCATTGTTATAACCGTCGTGTTTGTGGGTGAGGGTAGTGGTACTCATGAACCTACTTACTGTTGTGGTGAACGACACTGTTCCAATCGTCACTTCACGAGCGTCTATGCGAGACCCTTTACCCCGTAGATCGTTGAATGATATTGGATCTCCGATATCTTTCTGGGCAAGCCCCCATCGTACATGTAAGTCGCTCAACGATATCTCTTTATCGTAGATATCATCTCTACCCGATTGGGTGAAAACACTCTGCTCGGCGTAAATGCTGTGCATCGAAATCGGCCCTGATGATTGAATCGGCATCTAGCTAACCCCCCGAACTTCCATTTCACTTTTCAGTTCATCAACCTCGGACTTTAGCTCTTTTACTGATTCAACTAACAACGCAATCACACCGCTGTAGTCAACAGTTTTTATCCCCCGCATTGTTTCGCTTATCGCTTCAGGTAACACCGCTTCAATCTCTTGCGCGATAACACCCGCGTAACGTCGGTGTGGATCGCCTAAATCATTTCGGCTGTATGTGTTGCCGCTGATTTTTTGCACCTTTTCAAGAGGGCTATCAATCGGACGAATTTCTTCTTTGAGTCGTTTATCGGAGAAAGCGGTGATGTTGCCACTAGCAGTTATAGATCCCTCGACGTTTAGGGCATCGGTTTTGAGTGTTGAGCTATTTGCATTCAGGTTCAAAGTATCTACTAATGACCCGTTATCCCTCAGATAGACTTTATACTCGCCAAACTCAGCACCATCCGCGACAGCAGAAGACCTAGCTTCGGTGTATGCAAATCGGGTGTCTTCGTTAGCATCGTTGCGGCCGTGGTAATTGCATTGGCCTAAAATGTTACTATCACTCCCTGTTTGGTTGTTTGTGAAGAGTAAATCAGGATCTTTGTAGCCATTCTCTACGTCGCTACCAGTGGCACTGGATATCTTTATTTTGTTATTAACTTCAATACCGTTCTTATCAATTCTAAGCTTCTCTACACGACCGGTATTACTTCCGTCTAGGACATCTATAGTAACCCGAGACTCTTCTTGCCCTGTTGTGACATTCTCGGCGATCGTACTAATGAAGCCATAATTCATCTGCCCACCAATGGAGTTTTCTCCTTGAAAGGCTAAACAACCTAATAGTTGGCCGTCTGCGGCGGTTTCGTTATTCCTGAAAACTACAGTTGGGTTTGAGCCTGATGTAGAGTCATGTGGCCCGTGAATAAATAATTCACCACTGAGAGATGCGCCTGTGTGATTTAACTGTAAGATACTCTCAGTAGTGCCCTGACCATTCCTAATGTGGAAGTCCATTCTACCTGTTTCAACATTCTCTGTAGGATCAACAGCAGTCCCAGAGATATAGCCGTAGTACCTACCATCACCCGCAGAGTTGTTACCATCAAAGGCGATAATGCCTAGAGTCTGGTCATTAGCAGAAGGTTCATCGTTACTGAGAACAAATGTAGGGTTGGCGTTAGTAGTTGCTGAGTTTGATTTACCCTTAAGGGTGAAAGCGTGGCTTTTAAGTGTTGAACCGTTTGTGTGTAATGAGAGAGTATCTTCAAGAGTTCCATCATTCATTAGATAGACTTTGTAAGCTCCATACTCAGAACCACCCACTACACTAGAAGACCTAGCTTCAGTGTAGGCATATAACTTACGCGCAGGAGTAGTAGCATCATCGTTGCCATAATATAAACACTGGCCTAAAACGTTGCCGTTTACGGCATCCTGATAGTTTGCAAAAACTAAATCAGGGTCGTGCCAATTGTTATCTTCGTCTGAATTACCGCCAGATCCAGCTATAAATACTCTATTGCTGACTTGAATACCGTGTTTATCAACAGTTAGAGAATTGTTTCTAGTACCATCACCGTCAACCTTAAAGTAGATAGCAGCATCTTCATCACCCGCTGTCACATCTTTTAACTGTGTTTCAATTTGAGCAAAGTCGGTATAAGTACCGGCGCTGTTGTACCCTTGAAACCACATTTGGCCTAAGACGTTATTAACTGGTGATGGGTTTTCTATATTACTAAAAACTAAATCAGGGTCTAAATGGTCAGCAGTATCACTGTGTAAATTTAGCCGCCCTCTAACATCCGCTCCGTTCTTATTAACACTAAAAGGAGTAACGTAGCTCCCCTCATCCATGACTCTAATCGTGACTTTACCATCCTCACTTCCGTCAGTTGGCACTGAAGCATAACCAGTTATAAGGCCGTAATCAGTTGTGTTATCGTTTGTATCTTTCCCTTGAAACTTAACTATCCCTAGAGATTGGTCACTACCTACAACAGCGGTTTCAAGGTTTTTGAGTACAATCTCAGGGTTAGCGTTTGAGTTTGAAGCACTATCGCCCTCGACGGTTAGACTACCTTCGGTCACACCCGACACACTAAACTCAGTTCCGGTCAACGATAAACCATCACCTGCCGTATACGTCGTACCCGTGCCAGTAACTGTAAAGTTTGGGTATGTACCAGATACGGTAGTGGTTCCTGCGCCTGTTAAAGTAACTGTTTGATCCGGTGCAGAGTTGTCAAAAGTATTCCCTGTTAGGGTGACACCGGCCCCAGCAGTATATGTGTTATTCGCACTATCGATTGTGAAGTTAGGATATGTACCGGAGATAGTAGTCGCACCAGCACCAGACAACGAGACAACTTGATCAGCTTGTGCGGCGGTGGCGTAGTCGCCCACCGCAGTTGTGGCAGCAGTCCCTAAACCAAGATTCGTTCTTGCTGTGTTTGCGTTGGCTAGATCCGATAGGTTGTTCGAGCTTGTAAGCGCCCCTGATATGGCAGAAGACACTGATGCTAATGCAGCCTCCGCGTCATCCCGTGCATCTTCAGAGTCATCCTTCGCACTTACCGCAACATTCTTCGTGATAACCGCATCAGCGGCAGAACTAGCCGCTTCTGCTGCTGATTCTGCTGCTGATTCGGCTGATTCGGCTGCTGCATCCGCAGATGCCGCCGCATCAGACTCAGACTGTGTTTGGGCTGTAGTGTTGGAGATATGCTCGAAAAAACCACTCATACTTAGTACCCGTTGTCTATTTGTGGAGTGGCTCCAGAGAACTCACTGTATCGTAGGTGCGTCATAATCCGGTTGTAGGATGTCTGATACCCCATCTCCCACTGACCACTATCCGAACCTAAAAAGTTTGCTGCCTCTACAAGTGCGCCGTACAGATAAAGCTCTGGTGCGGTTTGTATGAGGGGGTTTGTGGGGGCTGAGTCTGATAGCGGATCGACACCGTAATAATAGATCATGGTTAGCGTATCGCTTGCTCCCATCGTGGGAGTTGGAAAAAATTTAATCTTGTCGGCTTCTCTAGCGAAAAATGTTGGTGTCCCAGACGCTTCACTGTATGTGTGAATGTTCGTTAAACTCACACGCTGCAATGGTTTATCGTTGAAAAAGACATCTTTAACTTCTAAATAGTCAGATGGGATTGAGGTGTACCCCTCGGAATTTGGGGTCAACAAAACTTTCTTTTCAATTGTTGGAATGCGTATCTCATGCGCCATTCTTGTCTCAGCTAGAGAAATAAAATCTGGTATCTCGCTTGTCAGGTCAGTTCTATTTAACCAGTTAGCGATTGAGGCTTTGAGGCCACTGTAATTGGTCATACTCATAGGCGACCACCACCTGTACGCAGATAAGCGTACTCAGGAGAATTTAGTTTTTTCTTCATTCGTTTGAGGTCTTCTTTAGTAGGGGCCATCACGTTGATACCCTCGTTCATCCACTCAACCACCAAAACAGACGGTATTGAAGCAACGCGCTGCATCTCACCCATCTTTTGACCTTCAGCTAAATCTCTTGCTTCTTTGTTTGCTTTGAGAATCCCACTGACATCTTGTGAATGTGTTATGTGCATCTTGTCTGCACCTTCATCGTGGTGAAGATTTGCGATTAACTCATCAGACATGGGAACCCTCGGAAAAGAAATAAAAGAGTGGCCCCGAAGAGCCACCCTGCTTTAACGCTGTTAGGCGTTAAGTTTTTCGATAAGACCGGAAGCCTTATCATTTTCACAGACTAAAGTCTGCTCGGTAAGCATTTGACGTTTGTCAGAGTCACCATTTTTCGCTAGAACGATAGTTTGCATTGGACGCAGAACTGCGCGGCTCCAATACTCAGTGTCCAGAACCAAACAAGAATCCGACTTAAGGAACCTGTTAGGTACAACTGAACACTCACCGAATGGGCTGACATATACATCAACAGCATTCACAAGCTTAGTGCCGGTGTTGAAGTCACGTTGACGACCACCCGAAGCAGCGAAACCCGCAACGACCAAAGAGTGAGAAGGAGTAACCTGAATTTGGTTAGGATCTCCACCCTCGGAGTACACGTCCTGCAACGTTCCCAAAAGAAGTGCTTCGGTAAATGCGCGATTCGAACCAGCAGTGCTAGTTGTGTCAGCGTGGATCTGCTTGTTAGCAGATTTCAACTGACGACCAGTAGATCCGCTACCCGCAGTACCTGCTTGGTCTGCACCAACAAATGCATGCTCGATATCACGACGAAGCTCTTTACCCTTCATAGCGATGTTCATTTGCAGATCACTAGAACGTCCGTAAGTTGCAACGGATTCTGAAGTGCCAGAAGACTGAACAACCTTCGTGAAGATTTGCGTGTGAGCGTCCTTCATGGTTGTGGTGTTGTTTACTGCATTACCAGCGTCCGCGCCTTCAACGGCGGCGTTAGTGCCTACCGCAGCAAGCTCACTTTGTTGCCATTGGTGTAACGTGGCAGACGCAGTGCTAGAGCCGATAGATGAAGTAAATGGGGTCAGCGTAGGGCTGATGTCATAGATGATATCTTCAATATCTTCTTTCTTACCTACCTGATCGTAGGTTTTAAGGGTGTTAGATACGGTTGGCATAATAAATTCCTAAAGTTATGTTCTATTCAAGAGGGCTTGAACGGCATCATCCATCGATCCAGATTTCTTTAGACGTTCACGCGCTTTGCGGTAGTTGTCTTTTTTACCTAAATCTTTGGGTTCTGATTTCTTACCCGACAAAGTTTTTTTCGGAGTCGTTTTAACCTTCTTTTTCGTCTCCGTTTTTGCCCTATCAAATTGCATAGCCTTATACAGCGCCGTAATTACTCGGTGGTCATGTACCTCGTTGAACTCATCGGCATTGACACCTAACGAACCCGACGCATACTCAGCAATAGAGTAATAGAGATCGTTATTCCAATTAGGGATTGTAGATTTCAAGACAGTCAGGCTTTCTTTTGCGCGTTCTTTCAACGTCGCCTGTTGCTGTGCTTGAGATCGCTGTTTATGCTCATCAGCTTGTGCGCGAATAAAATCGTGCGTCTGCTTTGTTTGCTCGTAAACAGCTTTGGCTTGTCTATATTGATCGGGGTTTTCTACCGCCGCTTGCTCCCAATTCACGTCGTTAAAACGTGACAGGTCTGCACCGGAGGCAGTAAGAAGTGCATTCAATGTGGATTCGTAATTGGCAGTTTGTTCTTCTGCGGCCTTACGCTGTTCGCTGACAGCCTGCGTCTTCTTAGTGTAATCGGCCTGTCTCATGTAGCCGAGTTTGATCTCATCGACTGATAGCTTTTCACCATCAACCTCGATCATACCCTCGGTTATAGCATCAGGTTCGTCTTCCGTTTCTTCCTCAGTCTCCTCGGTTGGGTCTTCGACCTCCTCAGATTCTTCAGCCTCTTCTTCAACGTCCTGCGACTCTTCGATCACTTCATCGGTGATTTCTTCAACCACCTCTTGCTCTTCTTCAGGTGTTTCGGGGTTGTCCTGATCGGATTCCAATACAGCCGTAAGTCTAGCGATAATATCTGCATCACCTACTTCAGTTGAGTCCGGTACTATGGTTTGCTCGTCTGACATGGGTATTCTCCTATTTTACACAACTTCTTCTTGTGTCGCCAATTCATAGTTGTTTATTAATCCAGCAAACTGCTGAACGAACATCTGCCCCGCTTTAAACATCGAGTACAGGCGCTCCCTCTCAACATCAGCTTCCGGTGGGGTTGCTAATATTTGCTCGATAATTCCACGGTTCATATGCTCAAACGCCTTGTTGAACACTGCACTGTTTAACATCTCACTGGCGGCTGCCGCTGTGGTCGCCATCTCACCTAAATCTTGATCAGTCATCTAAAACTCCACTATGTGGTTGGTTTAATTTTCGCGTTAGCCATTCGGCCCTTTGTAGGGCGTTTCGGTAACGTGGTTTCTCTATCTAACTTTCCGTCTTTCCACTTTCTATAATCACTGAGAACTTGTTTCATCGACTTCTTCTTACCGCCGAACTTCTTCTCGTTCGCTTTCTGAATGAACGTCTCAATCGCTTTATCGTCTGCCATATATCACCCTATCGACACGTTACGTTTCTGTTCTTTCTCGACCACAAGCTCTTTATCGTCCATTTCAATGTCGTGGTTCTGCTTCTCAACATCCATCAACAAGCGGCTTTCTTTCTCTTCTTGGTCGTGTTGCATTTTCTCCATCTCAACCAACATCTTGTTCTGCTCCTTCATAACATCGAGTTCCAACTGGCCTTCAAGCACAGCGACCTGTCTTGCGGTCATACCGGCGTTGAACTTCTCAACCTCTGCGGCTTTCGCTTGAGCTTCCTGCTGTTGTGCCTGCATCGTTTGCTGCTGCTGTTGGTACTGAGGGCTGTTGGGATCAAACAAGAAAGAAGCGCCGTTCTTTATGTTTAATAAATCAAACGCACGGCTGAGCATCGCGTGACGCTGTGGCGCGCTGTACATACCGCCGAGGTTGGGATCCTGTGGGTTCATAGTGAACTGCTGATCTAGGCTCAACAATATCTGTGCTTCTTGTGCCTGCTCTTCAGGTGTCAGCGCCACAGCTACGGACATCTCTGTGCGATCACCTAAGAACTGAGGATTAACAGGTACAAACTGACCATCCAACTGAAGCAGCTTTTCCTGCTTCTCGTTCTCTACCGCTAACCTGTAAATATCGTGCATCAACGGTTTTAAGAAGTTTTCAGCAAGGTTACGTGCCATGACCATGATTCTGCGGTTACTGGCGTTCATAAACTGAGTTATCAGGTCAGAACTGTTCTGTTTGCTAACCACGGTACTGTCCATGCCACGGGCCATACGGCTCATACCACTACGCGCTTCCTTCTCAGTTTCAAGGTTCTCAATCGCTTGGAACACAGTGCCTGACAAATTAGGCATCGGCAGCGGACGAACCACATTCTCAGGGTTCGGGGAGTTAACATCGATAATCGCGCCAACCCTGTTATCCAACAGGTCGCGGGGGTTCTTAACTAACGATAGGTTAGCTACATATCGTGAGGTGTTGGTCATAAACGTGTGATCAACCACGCCACGCTTCAGGCTGCTTTGAGTTTTCTGGATATCTAACAAGACATCCGCAAGGCTCATACCGTGGAACCTGTGAGGTAATGGGAACGGTGTGAAGTATCGGAAAGGTTTCTCGCTAACGATCTCGATATCCAATACGACTGTGCGGCTGTGAAGCACCTTTAGCACTACACACTTCTGCAAGTCATCACGGAACTTCTTCAGATATGACTCATAGATCGTTACATGCTCACGATCGTGGTCAGAGTCGCTCATGTCGTTGTGACCATAACCGTCAACAGAGTCACGGCCTAAACCACCATCTTCGTGTTGGCCTTTATCCTCATCCAACTTAGCAACTATCTCAGGATCGTAACCCTCACTTAATAACTCGCCTCGCGTTCTGCTTGTGCGGTGCGAACAAAAATCTGCATCCTCTTCGTCAGTGGCGCGTGGTGTTATTAAAAAATCTTCGGGCGGTATGACCTCGATGCAGATTTTGCTCTTGTCTATCTTTCGAACAAGCTCACCGCTGTACATGATCTGAGACATCTCGACCATCTGTCCTGTCTGCGGATCTTGCACCTGTGTCATCTGCGCGTCTTCCGCGTATTCTGTGATGGTGACAGATGGGTCAGACGCTATCTGGTTGAAACTCGCTTCATCAACACCCTCAAAGGTTTCCTCGTCGTACTCGTAATAGTCCTTGTAGTAACGCTTCACGATACCCGTCTTCGCTACCAGTGCGTCGTGGATAACGTCGTGCAGGATCTTGGTTCCTTTGTTCTCGCGGTAGAAGATATAGTTAGCTAACGCAGTCGCCATCTTCGCAGGCACAAAATCCTCTGCGGTTTGAGGATCAAAACGGCAGATATTTCTATCAGCACTGAACGTCTCCATCAGCATAGCCTTTACAGACTCAACCGCATCAAACACATCCATGCTGACGTGTTGTGATCTACCAGCGCGTTCGTTACCCATCGGTTGGCCGTAGTAATATTTATAACCTTTCTCACGCTGAATACCGATCTCGCTTTCAGCGTATGAATCGGAAGCGTTGATGTTGCTCTCTAATGAGGCGAGTAGTTCACCCTCGTTAATCTCAGAAGTTATATTCATTTGTGGTATACCTTGATTGTCCGTTGGTTAATTGCTCACGCTCAACTTTGTTCTGACCGAAGCGCGTCACACTGATCGCTGCGTATCTTGTTGCATCCATCAAATCGTCAAACTCTTTGTGGATCTTGCCCTTCTTGCGGTGATACCGCCTAAACTCCTCAAACCACGGAACCAGATTGCTGAACACTCGCAACCGCCCAGTTCTATATCGCTCCAACATCTCCATCAAGGCTGGCTCGACAAAATTCGTACCGTCGGGGTTGGTGAACTTTCCGATCATCAACACGCCCGCTTCGATGTACATCTCCGCTAGTGTTCTGCCGCTGCCCTTCTCGGTGTTATCCCCATCGTGTGGGTATATGCACGGGATATCCTTCCCACGGCTCTTGATAACCGTTGCATGAATCGCAGGGATCTCACCCTCTTTCTTGTACACGTCGTACACATATATGACATCGCTGTCAGGATCGTAAGCTGTCCAGACACAGGTGGTGGGGTGCGTTATCCCGAAATCCACAGCACATAGTTTTTTGTAGTGGGCTGGTATCTCAAACGGATCACATTTAACAACCTCTTCAGCTATTGGAAAGACCATACCCTCACCCAACACCGGAATACCTTTACTCCGCATATCGCGTTGATATTCAGGGATAGCCGCCAGCAACTGCTCTTTCGTTTCTTCAGTTATATGCGGCGCGTCAGCCCACGTGACGTTCTGTAGATATTGACCTTTGTTCGGGTGATCCATGAACTGGGACACTAGTTCCGTCATCCCGTTCTCTGGGGTTAGAGTTCCGACGAGATATCCACCCTGACCATCGTTCCCCGTCGCCGTCCTTGTTAAACATTGGGGGTATATGGTCGGGTCGGTTGGCTCTTCGTCAATCCAGATGTAGTCCTGTGAACTACCCATCAGGACGTGCTGTCCCTGCGTATAACTTTTAAACGACACCGAGCTGGTGTTACCCGCCGCATGGCGCACCGCCACATCCCGTGGCAATCTTGGTGTGCCCATTGCGGGGGTTACTTGGAAGATGAGCTTTTGAGGTATTAGGCCAGAACCATCGAACTTTCCATCCCCTATATACATGCCCATCAGTTCTTTAACGATTACATCCCTTAACTGCTCACCCGAAACACCTAAGCACCAAATCTTGGTGGGCCTGTTGAACCGGACACCCTCCCACCAATCTGGGTATAAGCCTGTTAAGTGGAACGCAACCTCAGCGGCCTGCGAAGCAGTTTTGCCTACGCGGTTTGCGGCCATCAGCATTCTTTGCTTGTTAACCTTTCCGGCTTTGTAGAATTTTTCCTGCCAACCGTAAGGCTGCCAATATTTCAGCCGGTTCTGCGCCTTGTGCGCTTTTACCAAACGCATGGCCTCTGCTAATTCCGCCGCCTTTTTTTTCTGAGCCGCTGTCAGAGCAGGTACTTTCTTTTTTGAAGCCGCTTTTTTTGAAGTCTTCTCTGTCAAAATAAAGTCGCCCTATGTGTACTCAGATATGTGGGGGCGTATGGCCCCAGACAGGTACCTCGATTTTGCGAATCGGGTTCAAAATCAAGCCCCTCACAGGTTAAAAAGTGATCAATTCGTACCATTTCACCCCCATCACACCTGTAAGTCATTGATTTCATTAGGTTTGTAAGGCCATTAGGTATGGGCCACTCATAACTTATCAGGGTCAATACCCGCAGCCTTAAGCTGCTGGATGGCCGACTCCACATCCACATCGACAACGACTGAACCTGTGAGGTTAGCGTCCACCTCCTGCCTATCACGCCAGCCTGCGCGGTTCTTAAGGAAGAAGATCTGCGCTGATGTGTTGGGCTTCTCACCCGTTGCGCCTTCGAACAGGGCGTTGGTCACCGCATCGATGCCCGCCTGCTTGCCAGCCTTTAAGGTACGGTCAAACTGCTCATCGTCACGTTTGCGTCGAGAGATAGTCGAGACAGATATCCCAAGTGATGTGGCGATCTGCTCCTCGCTCAACCCTATCTTTGCTAGGTTGTAGAGCTTTTCGTAATCGATAACCTTTTGCTTTGCCAAGTGACCAGCCTCCGTTGAACATTGAATGACGCGCATTATAACGCCTTTACAACCTAATGTGGTAAATCCCCTTATGCGTTGTCAGGATCGGTTGACAGCCTCACAGTCTCACAGCCTCACAGGGCCAGAT